AACCAAGATCCTCAAGGAATATATCGTCAAAGGATTCGCTCTCGATGACAAGCGACTAAAGCAAGGCAAACAGACATTCGGCCAAGACTACTTCCGTGAACTCCTCCAGCGCGTTCGCTCGATTCGAGCTAGCGAAGCACAGATTTGGCGTCAAGTTACGGACATCTTCATAACCTGCAGCATTGACTACGACAAGGGATCACCGACAACACGGGATTTCTTTGCCAGAGTTCAGAACCTGTTTCATTACGCCATCACAGGGCAAACCGCAGCCGAAATAGTCTGGACACGCGCTGATCATTCCAAACCACACATGGGGCTCACCACTTGGGAGTCAGCTCCGGACGGGAGAATCTACAAATCCGACGTAAAGGTAGCCAAGAACTACCTAACGGAAGATCAAATCAAGGCCCTTGAACGCTCTGTTGGCTCTTTCTTCGACTACATCGAAAATCAGATCGAGCGCCACAAAACGTTCACCATGGAATCCCTTGCCACGGCTGTCATACGCTTCCTTGAGTTCAACGACTACGAAATACTCAAGGACAATGGAAAAGTCAGTATGAAACAAGCCGTGCGAAAGGCCAGTGACGAGTACAAAATTTTCAATCCGACACAGAAGTACATAACAGACTTCGACAAGCAAATCCGCGAACAAACGCAAAAGAAACAGTCTTAACCTCTGCTAGAACCAAACAGTAGCCCTCGGCACGCGCCGGGGGCTTTTTTTTTACTTCAAGACATGCAAAAGATCAAAGACTTCGAGACCTTCGCCGCCGGGTACTTAATCGGCCTCGGCATCAAGAAACCTGCGGCAGAGGACATCTGCCGGCTCAGCGTTGAGTGCAGAGCGTTCGCCGCTGCGCTCAGCTTCTACATGTTCACAGACCCCTACGTGCTGTCGAAACTGCGAACGCCTGAGAAATACGAAGCGGTCGCGAAGAACATCGAGCGCTTCATAGAGGCGCTTCCGTAACGACTTCGAGGGCAAACGGCGTGACGCAGATATGCGCTGGTCTGGGCGGCTAGCCCAGATCCCAAAGCCGGGGCATCTGCAGGCGAGAGGCTTTTGCGTTCCCCCCGGCTCCCTCACCCCACTTTCATCAGAAGGCATTCACGTGCCGCCGGCCACTTCCATGTGGCGCTCTCCTTCGGCGGCATCTGAATGCCTTTTTTCATTTTCAAAACGGAGAGGACGCTATGTCTCTTCTCAATTTCTTCACTGGCCAAAGTGCCGACGAGCTCGTCCAGTACGAGCCGACGTCCGAAGACACCATCGCGTTCGGCCTTCGCCTTTTTACGATCGGTAGCGTCGTCGTCATCGGTCTCACGATCATCGCATTGAGGTACTTCGCATGAGTACCGGCTTCTACTTCGGCATGGGCGGCGTTCCGTCCGTGTATGACGAGTATCCAGACGAACAACCGATCCTCATCGGCGGCGATCCGCTCGACCTCGACACGTTAACGGCGGGCGGCGAACTCGTCACAATCGAAGAGTTCACCGAGGCAGCCATCGACGCAGGGCTCGACAAAGACATTATCGCGGACTGCCTCGAGGAACTTCGCGTGCTCTGGAAGGAACGCGAAGAGGAGGAGGCCGCATGAGCTTTTCCGATCCCGTCAAGATCATCGATCACATTCCACAGGACTTCGACATGAAGATCAAACAGAGACATCGCGGACAGATCAAGCCCGCACCCAAGATCAAGGCTCAGCCGGCGAAAGCCCCTGAGCCTTCTTCTTTTCAGCCACCCTGCGAGCAGCAGTCAGCAATCTGGAAGGCAGTCGCCTTCATCGGTGCGCTCGCCATCGTTTTCTCAGCATTGATTACCGGAGCTTGGGAATGACCACCATCAAAGAAATCGCAAAGATGCTTCACGCACTTGGCCGAAAGGCAAGCATGGACGGCGCTCGAGAGTACGTGCTTTCGCACTACGACTCCGCGATGCCGGCTTATTGGCAGGACCCCCGCGCCTCGCTCAATGTGCTTGACGCACTCATGGAAACACGAATCGCTGACAGCTACGAAAGCTCGCTGAAGGCCACGCTCAGGATCTCAACTGAGCTCGACGCCGCAATCGAGCACGCGTCCTGGCTTATCAACAACGAAGTGCTTGAGCTCGAGTACGACGAGCACCCTAAGCCCGCACACGAAGACAACATCGCACCGGAAGAAATTCCCTACTAAGGAGAGAAACAATGACCGCAATTAGCACTGCTGCCATGAGCCGCGACGAATGGCTCAAGGAGCGCACGAAAGGCATCGGCGGCTCTGACGTCGCCACCATCCTCGGGCTCAACCCGTACAAAACTCCCCTGCAACTCTGGGAGGAAAAAACCGGCAGGTCCTCTGGATCCGCGGCCGTTGAATCCGCGTACTGGGGAACGGTCCTCGAGGGCGTCGTCGCAAAGGAGTTCAGCCAGCGCACCGGCATGAAGGTCCAGAAGGTCAACTACATGCTCTCCACCGGCGAGAACGGTTGGATGCGCGGCAACATCGACCGAGCGGTTGTCAATCCCGCAATCGCTGGCCGCGTCTCCGTTCTCAAGCAGGAGAAGGTTGAAGAGTGCGGCCGCCTGCTCTCCACCGACATCGGGCTCGAATGCAAGACCGCAAGCGTCTACATGTCTGAACACTGGGGCGACTCTCAGGAAGCCGAGATTCTCAACGGCAAAGTGGTGACGGAACACAAGATCCCGCTCTACTACGAAACGCAGATCCAGTGGTACATGGCCGTCACCGGCATCAAGACCTTCTACGTTGCAGTGCTCATCGGAGGCCAGGACTTCCGTCTGTACGAAGTCAAGCGTGATCAGGAGGTCATCGACGCCATCGTCTCCAAGTGCAAAGACTTCTGGGAAAACAACGTGCTCAAGGACGTGACGCCGGCACCCATCAACGTCGACGACATCAAGAAGATGTACTCGCGCGACAACGGTGAGATGACCGAGGCCACGAACGAGCAGGCCATTGACATTGGCGAACTCCGAAACCTGAAGGAGCAGATCAAGGCGCTCAAAGAGCAGGAAGAAGCCGTTGCTTCTCGCTTGATCATGGCCATCGGTGAAAAGACCGGCCTGATGCTCGGCGGCAAGAAAGCCGTTACCTACAAGGCTATGAGCACCACGCGCTTCAGCTCTACCGACTTCAAGAAGTCCCACCCCGACCTGTATCAGACCTTTGCGAAAACCACCAGCACCCGCGTCCTTCGACTCGCTTAATAAGGAACAAACACTATGTCTACTACCGACGCTCTCAAGTCCGCCATTGCACCGGCGGCACCAGCCGCGGCTACCGCCGTTAAAAAAACCGAAGTCCCGACGACCAACAGGGGTTGGCTCTGCTTCGACAAATTCAAGAAGCAAGTGGCACTTGCTCTCCCGAAGTCCATGACGGCGGAACGAATGCTCCGAGTCATCCTTTCTGAGTGCAACAAGGCACCGGCCTTGTTCGACTGCTCACGCGAATCCTTCCTCGGTGCCATCCTTCAATGTTCGGCCCTTGGCCTTGAACCGGGCTCCGCCCTTGGTCATTGCTACCTCATTCCGTACGGCAAGACGTGCCAGCTGATCATCGGCTACCGCGGCATGATCGACCTCGCCCGTCGAAGCGGTCAGATCGTCTCGCTTCAGGCATGGGCCGTTCACGAAAACGACACCTTCAACTTCCAGCTTGGCTTAAACCCCGACATTCAGCACATTCCGGCTGCTAGTGCAGACCGCGGCAACATCACTTTCGTTTATGCCGTCGCGCGCCTGAAAGGTGGCGGAGTGCAGTTTGAAGTGATGAGCCGGGCCGAAATTGAGAAAGTGCGCAAAGCTTCGAAGGCCGGTAACTCCGGCCCGTGGTCCAACCATTGGGAAGAGATGGCCAAAAAGACCGTCATCCGTCGCCTCTTCAAGTACCTGCCGGTCAGTATCGAGGCCGTCCGTGCCGTCGAGATCGACGAGAAAACGGACCGTGGCGAAGCTACGACAGAACAGGACTTCTTGGACGCTGAGTTCATCGAAAAGGGTGACATCAACGACGCGCCGCAGATCGAAGCAGCCCCCGAAGAACCCGCCGAATAACCACTAAAAATTCCCTGGCAGAGAGGCCGGAAACATCTATCACCGGCGCTTCACCCTCTCTGTCGGGGAACTCTTTTTCCTATGACAGCCCCAATGATTCTAGGTCCCAAAACCGAAAAGGTAATCAAGATCATCATCGACGAAGGTCCGCAACACATATCTAAAATCAAAAAACGACTCGGATCAGGCAGTAAGCAGTCCATAGACTACTTGAAGAAAGTCGGCGTTCTAAAGCGTGACGAGCAGACAGACGTGTACTCCCTAAGCTCGACGATTTACACAGATCTCGAAGAAGTCATGCTACGCATCGTCGCATGGAGAGCAGAAATGGGAGAAGCCGGAGAGAGCCCGATCCCGCCCACAATGCTCGATTCAATCACTGCCGGCATGGCCAGCCTTGGAGTTAACAGTCCAGGAGAGGCCTACGAATGACGGCGACGAGATTTCTCGTGACTGACCTCGCGCGCGAACTACGCTGGCAATACCGGCGGCAGTCGGTCAAGGCATTCACTGACATCATCGCCGAGCTCGAGAAGCGCGAAGGCACAAAGGACGTCGTCGAATACTCGACCGAATATCTGTTCGCACTCCACGTCGCGAAGGCACACCCGGACGATCACCGCGCACTCGAACAAGTCCAGGCCCGCTCCTATGCACTCTCCGACGCAATCAAACGATGGAAGTACGCCAATGAATAACACCTACTTAGCCGGCATTGCGATCATCGCCGCCAACTATGGTGAAGATCACCAGCTCAATAAGCTTCTGGAAGAGTTGGGCGAGGCAGTGACAGCAGTGTCACGCTTTACCAGTGAGCGAACGTCAGAACGACTTGGCGAGCTTTCAGCAGAACTGGCCGACGTGCTTGTCCTAGTTGACCAGCTTGCGTCGTTCTACCCTGATCTACCCCGCGGAATCGACGCCTACCGCAAGGCGAAGGTGCAGCGCCAACTCAAACGAATTGAGGAAGAAAATGCCCAAGAGCAAAAAGCCGCGTAAGAAAGGCAACTACGGACGCGAACAGGCCGCACGACGCAAGTGGGAGGCCGGCAACTTCAAGAGCGTCGAAGATGCGCGCGCCACCTTCCGTATCGTCGATGAGGCCCGCCGGCGGCGCCGCGGAGGCTGCGCACAAATCGGCTTCATGCTCAACCTAGCCAACAAGGAAAGATTGATCGAAGACTTTACGAGCGCTTTCTTCGCGCTTGACCGCTGGCCCACGACAAGGAGCTTCGACGACTTCAACTGCGTCAGCTCGAACTTGATGCTCGGACTTCTCTGTCATAAGTGCCTCGGCGTTGAGGAGAAGTCCTACGTCAAAGAGATCCAGCACGCCGCATTCATTGCCGTCGTGTGCGTCAGGCTCAGGAACCGCAGAGAACCTATCCCGCAGGCCAATTTGGACATCGTCCGGCACGGCCTGGTGCTTGCGCAGGAGCTTCTCGAGTACACGTATGAGCATCACCGCGCGGAGCTGATCCACGTGCTCAGGCACAACGACGCCGTGAACGTCTACCACACAAAGGGCCTCACGGAAGCGCACGAGCGTTTCATCTTAGGCGATCGCTACAACACCGTGAAGCAGTGGGAACTGGTCGACGACAACCTGCAAAGAGTTGGAGCCCCGGATCCTGATCAAAAGCTCCCGCCACCATATGAACAAACAGAGGATTAAAAAAATGCTTGATTCACACGGATACACCATTCCGAAAGGCATCGCCTTCTACGACCTGAACGCTTACAAGAAGATCGCAAACCGGCAGAACTCTTCAGAGTACCTCGACGACATAACGGCACTCTGCGGCAGCCTGCGCGGCCTCGCAGACGAGATCGAGAAGTCTGCACGCGACGCAGACAGGAACCGCCGCGCCGGCAAAGCCCCGGAAGCTACGGCCATCCGCGGAAGCATCAATAAGCTTGCCGGCACCTGCAAGAGGTCGGAGGCCGCCTGTGAAGCCCCTCTCCTCATGCACCTATGCAGAGCTGAAGGAGCGTGCGCAGAAGAGAATCTCTGAGCTCGACGATACAGACGGCTATACGCCTGGACCAATCATCTACGCGCATGCCGCCGGTTACGCACTGGCTGCCGCCGACTTGCCTACAGCACTCTGTCAGCTCGAGATACTCGCGGACAAGATTCACGACACGCAGAGAAAGATCAAGCTTGCACTCGCGGCAACAAGGCGAGCGGCACGAAAGAAGGAGATCATACAATGAAGGGCAGAAAGATAGATCTTGCAACCGCGAACGACGCACTAATACTTGACACGTTCGACCTCATGGCTACATACGGGTGCGCACGAGATACGATACGTGTGCGCATGCGGAAAGGCATTATTCCACCTCCGCTCGACCGGGTTGGCGGACGCTTCAGGTGGACGGCCGGCTACTTGCGCGAGTGGGACCTTCTGCGAGCAAAACGAGCCATTGAAGCCTTGTCTAAAATGAAACCGTCAGCTAAACTGAACTCTACGGCTAGTAGGTCAGAGTTTGACTGAAAAGCGGAAGCAAATAAGAGATGCCCTGGAGATTTTCTCTGGGGCATCTTTTTTTGTATGTGGGGCACAGTGTGGGGCAAATTCTCAATAATCGCCTAGTTGACTGTGCCACAAGGCTTTATTAATTTGCGCTGAAAACTACTGACAATCGTCCGTTCATCACGAACTGACGTGACTGCTCCCCGTCCGATTTGTAACAAATCGGGCGAGGCTTCCTGCTTCTTCAACACAGCCCGGACGATCGTTCGGGTCTTACATGTCTCCACAGGCTTTGGCTCGTGACGTTACGAGCGCAAGACGGTCAGCCCAGCCGCCTTCAACATTCTTATGCCTTCCTGTTTGATATTCAGAGAGGCGTTTAG